GTCACAGCCTAATCGGGGTTCCTTACTCTCCTCAAGTTTAGTTTTCCTCGTTAGTTATAAAAAAGTGCGTCAGCCAGTACGATAACTGGCACTTATTAAAACCCTTGACAAATACTATCAATTAGATAATAATAGTAGTCAAGTTACAAATGGACACCTTCTATTTAAGAAGCCCAGATCGAAGTAACACGATCTGCCCCGCAAGGGATACCAGAACACAAGGTATGTTTTTTAAATAATAGGAGGACGTAATGTCTAAAAATTTAACAAGTGGCGCTCAACAACAATTTGACGCTGAAGTAAAGCAAGCTTTTCAAACAGCTGGTTCTTTACGAGACACCGTTACTATCCGCAATAGCGTGGTTGGTGACATTTATAAGTTCCGCAAAATGGGTAAAGGCCTAGCAAATCAAAAGCCATCTCAAGCGGACGTAACCCCAATGGATGTAACTCACAGCTTAATCAGCTGCACACTAGGTAACTGGAATGCACCTGAGTACACTGACATCTTTGATCAAGCCGAAGTCAACTTTGATGAGAAGTCTGAATTATCTGCAACTATCGCTGGTGCGTTAGGTCGTAGATTAGATCAGTTAATCATTGATGCTCTTGCAGCAGAAGCTTCACCAGCAGGCACGATTGCTCATGGTTCAACTGGCATGACGTTAGGTAAAGTTATTACTGCATCTAAGAACCTTAACGATAAAGGCGTACCGTCAGGTGATCGTCACATCGCTGTTAGTGCTGATGGTCTTGAGGATATGCTTAACTTATCCACAGCAACCAGTGCTGATTACGTCAGTGTCAAGTCATTAATGTCTGGCGACATTGATACTTACATGGGCTTCAAGTGGCACATCATTGAGACTCGCTCAGAAGGTGGCTTACCGTATGCTTCTTCAACATGGGAAGGTTTTGCATGGCACAAGTCAGCAATCGGTATGGCTATCGGCATCGACATCAAGACGGAAGTCAATTATGTAGCACAAAAAACATCTTGGCTATGTAATGGTGTAATGAAAGCAGGTGCAGTTTCCAGAGATGGTGACGGTATCGTTTCTGTTTCTTACCAATAATAGGAGAATAATATGGCATATTCACATCCAAACTTACAGCGTGTCGGCCCTAGTAATTCTGACTCGCCTACTTTCTGGACTTACTCAACTACTGACACAGCAGCAACATTGAATACCGCAAGTTATTTTGATGATGCTTCTGATGATTTGACTGCTGGTGATTTAATCTATGCGATTACTTCAACTGGTGGAACGACTGTCGCTGCCTTGTATTACGTCTTAACGAACGCCTCTGGTGTTGTTGATGTAAATGATGGCACGGTGTTAGCAGCTACTGATACTGACTAAGAGTTAGACAAAGTTGAACTTAGCGGTGGGTAACTGCCGCTATTTTATAAAGGGGTACAAATGGCAACTGATATTTCAATGTGTTCCAATGCGTTACTGCTAATCGGACATGACACAATATCCGCATTCACCGATCCAGGTGCAGGGGCTAAAGTAGCTTCCAACTTATACACCACAACCTATGAGAATTTATTAACGCTACATCGTTGGCGTTTCGCTTCGGCTAAATCATCTTTATCAAAATTAACCGCAACACCATTGAATGAGTGGACAAATGCTTTTTCTTTACCCAGTGGTTATTTAACAGCGATTAAGGTTTACCCAAACACAGACTTTGAGATCTATGAAAACAAACTGTATGCCAATACAGCAACAATAGAACTCGACTATATTTTTAAACCAGACGAATCAAGACTACCGGCTTACTTTGTTAAGTTGATGGAATTTCACCTGGCTACACAATTTTCAATCCCAGTGACTGATAACTCTACGAAAGCAGAGGAATATCGCACTATGTATGAAGATCAATTAAGACGATCTAAGTATGTTGATTCACAAGCAAGGCCAAATGATTCTATTTTAGACTCACCTTTTACTGAGGTTCGATAATGCCTAGAGTATTAAGCTTGCAGACTAACTTCAATTCGGGGATGTTAGATCCGCGGTTGGCGGCACGTACTGATATCAAGCATTACTATCAAGGCGCAGCTTCTGCGATCAATGTTGTTTCTACGCCACAAGGCGGACTCAAGAGACGACCAGGCTTTGCTTACGTGGATGATATTGGAGAGTCAGCACGACTCGCTGCCTTTGCCTTTAATGTTGAACAAACCTATTTGATGGTGTTTACCAACAACAACATTGAGGTGTTTAAGGATGGTGTGTCACAAGCCAATGTAACAACAACCTACACTTCGGCACAACTGTTTGAATTGCAGTGGACGCAATCAGCCGACACCATGATTATTGTCCATGAAGATCATGCACCAGCTAAACTGGTTCGTGGTGGTTCGCACACATCATGGACACTATCAACTATATCATTATCTAATGTTCCACAGTTTGACTATGGATCTGGTGCTGTTGATGTATGGTCTGCTGGTAAAGGTTGGCCTAAGAGTGTTACATTCCATGAGGGTAGAATGTGGTTTGGTGGCTCTAGGTCTCGTCCTCAAACCATGTGGGGATCTAAAGTATCAGACTTCTATAACTTTGCCATAGGCACTGGCCTTGATGATGAATTAGTGGACATTACTCTGGACACGGATCAAGTGAATGCTATTACAGCTATATTCCCAGGCCGTCACCTACAAGTATTTACTACTGGTGGTGAGTTTATGATGCCAGACAGTCCGATCACGCCTTCTAAGAGTGCAGTAAAACGACAAACACTATACGGATCATCCACAATTCCACCTAAATCTATTGATGGTGCGACTATCTTTATGGATAGAACAGGTAAATCATTACGAGAGTTTGTATTTACTTACACTGAAGATGCTTATACGGCTGGCACAACTTCGATTGTAGCGTCTAATTTGCTTAACTCACCTGTTGATATGGATGTGTTAAGAGGAACGACTACAGACGATTCTAATTACGTTTATATTGTTAATGCTGACGGAACTATGGCTGTATTCAATACACTCAGAAACCAGGAAGTATCTGGCTGGACAAAGTGGACAACAGCAGGCACAGTAGAGTCCGTCTGTACGGTAGTGGATGAAGTGTACTTGTTGGTTAAAAGAACAATTAACAGTGCCACAAAATACTATCTTGAGAGTTTAAATGTTAATACTTTCATGGACTCAAACAAATACCAGACCATTACCCCAAGTGCCACAATAACAGGGTTGTCACATCTTGATGGTGAAGTATGTAGAGTAGTGGCAGATGATGCAGTGATGCCTAGTGCGACACCAGCTTCTGGATCTATTACTTTATCAAGAACAGCAACAACGGTAGAGGTTGGCCTGGACTATGATATTGAAATTAAAACAATGCCAATTAACCAGGACTTCCAAGATGGGCCGACTCTGGTTCGTAAGAAAAGAATTGTTAAAGTGGTGGCTGACGTGTATGAGTCACTAGGTTTGTTTGTTAATGGTGAACGCTTGCCAGACAGACAGTTTGGTACTGGCATTTTAGGAACAACACCAACGGTTTATACAGGCATACATGAGGTTTATTTACTGGGTTGGGATCGATTATCGCAAGTAACAATTACGCAGGAAGATCCACTACCAATGACAATATTAGGATTAGCAGTGGAGTTTGAAGCATAATGGGAAAGACATTTAAAAAAGTAGCAACGGTAGCAGCAGTCGCTTATGGTGGTTATGCGTTATACGGTGCAATGACAGCAGCGCCAGCCTTGGCAAGTACATCGACATTACTTCCAGCAGCAGGCGCAGCATCAACAGGCTTCTTAGGTATTAGCTCTGGTGCATGGTCAGCAGGCACAGCAGCTATGTCAATGTTAGGCAGTGTTAGAGCAGGACAAGCACAAGAAGTCCAGTATCAGATGCAAGCAGAACAAGAAACAGACAAAGCAGCCGATCAAGAACTACAAAGAAAACAACTGTTACTTGCTACAATAGCTACACAAAGAGCAGGTCGTGGCGCACAAGGAATTACAATGGCAGGATCACCTTCGGGAATGATCCAGAGCAATATTGATATGTTTGGTTATGATCAAGCACTGGCTGGTTCAAACACAGCATCAGCTCAAAGCAAGTATTTAACTTCTGGCAAGTACGCTGCCAAGTCTGGTTATACAAGCGCCTCAAATACTCTATTGAAGTATGGTGAAAGAACAGCAGCAAGAGGAGGCCCAGCCTAATGGCGATTAATATTCCTCAATACCAGAGACAGGTACAGTATCAAAGAACTGGTATGAATAATGAAGAAGCTCAAGGCTTTAAGTCTTTGGCTAGTCAATTAGAGCAGTTTTCTAACACTCAACAAACAGCAATGGACAGAGCTGCGGCACTACAAGGCGAGACATCTGGACAAATGGCAGCAGCAGGTAAAACTTCTGGTGTGGTTATGCAAGATGACAGCACAATCTATTCACGATCTTTTAACAAAGGCGCGAGAATGGCTTATGCCGCTGCAATTCAAACTGATATTAGAGAGAATGTATCGCGTATTCAAAGAGAGAACTCTTATGATGTAACGGCTTATGACACAGCATTAGGTGGCTATAAGAAAGGTTTAATGTCAAAGATGGACTCAGCTTTAATACCCCATGCTACTCAAGAGTTTTACGCACTAGGATCACAAGGTAGAGCGCAAGTTGAAGGCAACATATTCCAAAAGAACAAAGAAGCGAGCTTTGCTGCGATCACTAAGAATCTACTAGACACAGACAAGTTGGCAATATCTGAAGTTAAGTCTGGCAGCGTAGAGGGATATGCTAAACATCAAACACAGCTATATGCGATGTATGATGAAGCTGTAGAAAACAACCTAATGGATGCTACTGCGGTTGAGAAGCTTAAAGATGCCTTTGAAGAAAGAGCATACTCGGCTGGAATCGTAGGATCATTTGAGAGAACACTACAGGCACAAGGAATTGAACAAGCTCAAAAAGGCTTGGATCTATTCATAAAAGAAAAGCACGACACATTAACTGAAACATCTCAAGAAGCTATTGAAGCCAAGATGAAAAGCTTGATCTCAACAGAACAAACAAAGCTTAATAAGATAGCAACCAAGAAGTCATCAGAACTAGCACTTAAAACTAAAGCAGCTAAAGATATGCTGGATGGTTTTAATTCGGTTATTGATCAAGGACACTTACCAGATCCGCAGTCTTTAGAAGCGGCATTAAAGGTTGGTGCTGGAACAGAACACGAAGCCGATATAAAAGGTATTCAATCATTTTCAAATGCGTATATTCCGTTTATTGCTATGTCCGCAGAAGCTCAAGCTAACGAACTAGCACAGGCTAAAAACAAAAAGAACATGACTGAATCAGAGGCTCAAGTATGGAAGCGTTTGAACGAGGTACACACTAAGACGATTGAAGAAGCCAAGACCAACGGCTTAGAATTGTTTTATAAACAAGGACTTACAGAAGGCGCTCCATTACCAGAGATTAACTTTGATCTATTGAGACACAGCAAGATTGTAGAAGGGAAACTGGTTACTAAGACAGAAGAAGAAAAAGTATCAGACAAGCAAAAGCTAACACAGCAGTTCTTACAGAATGTTGATATGGCTAATAGAGCTAGTATTCATTATGGTGTTAAAGTTCCACCACTAACAACAGTACAGGCTAAGTCATTAAAGCACGCTATTAAAGAAGGTAACAGGGAAGAAGTTATCGGCATGATGTCAGTGATCACTAATGGTTTTGGTGTTGATACACCAGATGCAATGGCTGCGGTATTTGAAAACGATACAACGGCTTATACTGCGGTTGGCGGCATGGTAGTAACTGGAACTGCTCACAGCATGGATGTAGCTACAGATATGCTTAAAGGCATAGACATGATGAAAGATCATCCTAATCTTATTGCTAAAGACTTTGACATTAAGATCAATGAGAAGATCGGCCTAACTTACTTAGAAGCAGATATGCCAGAGCAGCATAAGACTATCATAAACGGCACTAAGGCTTTGTATGCTCAGTACATGGTTGAAGCTGGCAAGTATGGTGCATTGAAAGACAACGAGACAGATGAAGAACTCTTAAATAAAGCAATCATTGACTTTACTGGTGGCTATGCTGATATGGAGATTCAAGGTAGCGGCACTTGGGATAAAGAATTTAGAATCGAATTACCAAGAGACCGACAAGGCAAAGTCCAAGATGTGGAACAAGTTGAGTCTTGGATGAAAGGCCTAACTGTTGCTGATATTGATGCAATGGGTGGCGTTAGAGACATGTCATCGGAAGAAGCTGTTAAATTAATTAACCTAGGTTATGTTCAGCTAATCACAATGGGCGATGGCCGCTATGCTGTTAAAACAGGTAGAGAAGCTGCGGCTGTTATGATTGACTCTAAAACAAATGAACCTTTCTTGTTAGATTATCAGATCGGTAAACACTTTGAATCAACACTAGGCTTCACTCATGAAACAACAGAGTCTGAAATAACAAACAAGGTTGTGGATGAACAAGGCAATGAGGTGGTTGAAGAAACCTCTTTAGTAGATGATGCAGTGGACTTGATAGACACTATCAGTGATGGTGTATTAGATGTTGCCACAACAATAACTGACAACACAGTAGGCAAGCTTGCTGATCTAATCTATGATGATGAGACTATGGATAAGGTTAATGCTAAAAAATCCGAAGCAGAGCGCCAGAGAAAAGAAAAGATATACGAAAAGAAGAAGAATAGGAAGAAAACCAAATGATGGTGTTTGACCGTAAAGGCCAAGAGAACTTTAACAATCATGCGCTGAGAAATCCAGCTAGTGAAGAAACAGACAAGCTTGGTACTTTAGGTGAGAACGTAGATCTTGCTTGGGATGTTGCAAAATACCAACACACAGGTTTAGCTGAGTCATTAAATTACAGAGACAAGATCAAAGATCAGTTTAAGTTGTTATATGATATAACAGGTGACGAACAATACAACACAAGGTTCTTATCCCATCAAATTGTTGGTGCTAAAAAGAAGGCTGGGGAAACACAGCTTAAAGACTTCGATCTTAATAAAAGGTTTTACGAAGAACAGAACGACACTATCACAAAACTACAGCTGCAATACCCAGACTCTGGTTTAGTAACTTGGAATCAAATGTCAGAAAAGCGTAATGCTGAACTGAAACAAATGAATGTTGATCTACAGAAGCTACAAGATCGTTCACAAACAGAAGATGTGTTCCTGGGTAATGTCGCTAGTATGGGCGCTTATTTCATGGATCCAGAATTATTAGCTACATTGCCGTTCTCTGGTGGTGCTAGTGTTGGTGGTCGTATTGCACAGAATGCTTGGCGCGGCTTTAAGATTGAATCTGCCTTGGCTTTTGTTTCTGAAACAGCTATTGCACCTAAGATATACGAATTTCAACATCAGATCGGTAATGAACAATATGGCCTAAAAGATGCTGCAATAAGAATTATGACATCAACTGTTGCTGCTGGTGTAATCAGAGCTGGTGGTAGTGTAACGATTGATCTATCAAAGATAGCCATAGCTAAAGCTAAGTTAATTAAGCGTGGTCAAATTCAAGAAGCTCATGTATTAGACTTCTATGTTAAGTCTATGGAAGATGCTAATGTTGTTGCTGATGCCACTGGAAAGACAGCTACTAATCCAGAAGCCGTACACGTTGCTGCACAAACCAAAGTAGCACAAGCATTTGAAAAAGGGGAGACTGTAGCACAAAAAGATTTGGACGATGTTCTAGGCGGTGCTGAACCGCAAAAGGTTGATCCAAGAGAAATTCAAGTTGATGCTGAGACGTTCCAATATAAATCTGGTGGTGATGAACTCGGTGTAACAGACGCACTTAAAGGCGTAACCAAGTGGGAAGCAATTAAAGCTGACTCAATCTTGGTATGGGAAAGAGCAGACGGAACAAGATTTGTTGCTGACGGTCACCAGAGACTGGCACTAGCCAAAAGACTAATAGGTGAAGATGCTCAAGAAGTTGGACTATCGGCTTTTATTCTTAGAGAGAAAGATGGGTTTTCACCAGCCTTTGTTAGAGAGTATGCTGCTTTGCGTAATATTGCAGACAACAAAGGAACTGCTATTGATGCAGCCAAGGTTCTTAGGGGTACTGGTAAAGGTTTAGATGATCTTCCACCTAATTCACCTCTGGTTAGAGACGCTAAAGGGTTATCAAAACTAGATGATGTTGCGTTTAAGATGGTTATTGACGATGTTATTAGTCATAAGTATGGTGCTATTGTTGGTGATTTAATTGAAGATGCCGCAGCACAAGCAGCTACAATCAGAGCATTGAAACAACTAAAGCCAGCTAATTCATTCCAGGCTAGATTGATGGTTGAAGATATGAAGGCGGCAGGATTTTCAACAACTAAGACAGACGATCTGTTTGGTGGTATTGAGATCACTGAGTCATTGTTCAAGGAACGTGCCAAAGTCATTGATTCTACAATAAAAAAGCTTAAAAAAGATAAGCAAGTATTTAGAACATTAGCAGAGCAAGAGACAAAGATCAGTGAAGCTGGAAACATACTAGACACACAAGCAAACATTGCTCGATTGACTGATGATGAGAAAACATTAGCAACACTATCGGCCCTGGCTAATACTAAAGGCCCTATATCAGACGCTATTAATGCAGCAGCAAGGCGCGTTAAAGACGGTGAGTCTGTTGCTCAAGCGACTAAAGACTTACTTCCAGAGGTTAAAAGAGCTGTGGAAAGAGGTTTTGCACCAGAAACAGAGCCAAAGATCGGCAGACCAGTTAGATTAGCTGAACTAGATGCAACAACAAGAAGAAAGGTTGTAGCTGACTTTAAACTAAAACAGAAAGAACAAAATCTAACAGTCGAGCAGTATTACAAGAAAGCTAAAGCACCACAGAAACAGATTGAAAAGATAGGTCGAGAGCTAGAGAAAACCCTGGGTGAAAATGTTACGTTCCTAACGCCAGGTATTAAATTACTAGAAAAGGTTAAAAACAAAATCATAAACAAGAAATATGATGGCGCTTGGCAGCTTACAGATGTATGTAGATGTGGTTTTGCAGTTAAAGACACTAAAGATATTGACAAGATTATTGCTAGATTATCAAAAGATGTTGTAGTCTTAGATGAGGGTATTAATTTCAGAGAGTCTGGTTATTTTGATCATGTACTATCAGTTAGATTTAAAAACGGCATTATAGGTGAAATTCAGCTTCTTGAGCCACACTTGTTGGCTGTTAAAGAAGGCTCAGAGTTTGTAGAACAAGTATTCCCGAAACATTTAAAAGAATATGTATCAGACATTAAAGTTCCTTCTAAGAAGAAAAGTGGTCATGATTTGTATGAACAGCAAAAAGAGTTGTTAGAAAATGGAAAGGTTAAAGAAGGCAAACAAGAAGCTTTTAATGATTTAGATAATCAAATGGAATTTCTTTATGCAAGAGCAGAAAAGTCTGCGAATACTTCGTGGAAAGCTTCTCTTGAAAGAGATCTTCCAGAGTCACTAATCTCTACAGGTGAAACACGCTCCCAGCTTGAACTAGGTTCTGATAAGTACCAGCCTTCAAGTAGGCCATCAGATGGCAGTATTATTACAGCAGGCCGACCTTCCCAATTAAAGAAACGTGATACATCATTCAAATCAAACATAGATAAATCCTCCACCAAGATTATAACACAGGAAAAAGAAGAAGTTAAAGGATTTGAAACATCGGATCTTGCTCTCTCTCGTCTTGCACTAGACCCTGCGGAACGCCAAAAGATTATAAACGACATCCAAGAAGGCGAAATGATCTTGGGTGGTGGTAAGAAAGTTGATGGCACGCCTTATGATAAGGACTACTTAGCCGTTGTTCAGAAACAAGTTGATAAGCAAAAACAAAGACTTGAACTAGACGATGTTAAGCCAGAAACAGAGCAGCCAGTTATTAAGACTGGTGAGATAGACGATCTGGACGATATTAGAATTAATGAGGCGCAACAACTGCTTGATGAAGTTGGCGATATTGAAGTGGTATCTGGTATAAAAGACTCTGGAAAAGGTGAGTTTGAATTAGAATTTAAAACAGCTAGAGCTGCCTTTGAAGAAATAGATAATGAACAAAAAATAGTAGATGACTTATTCAAATGTGTAGGAGGTACTGGTGGCTAGTTTAGGTGAGTGTATTCAAAATGGTATAAGTCTTGGCCGTATAACAAAACAACTGGGATTAGAGCTTAACCATAAGTTTGATAGTTTTTCTAAAGACTTTATGATCAATGGAAAGCTGGGTGAAGCCGATGCCAAAAGACTGGCTGCAAGAAAGGCACTAGAAGCACATGGCGCTGAACTGGCAAGAAACAAGGCCTTAAAAGCAAATGATTTGCTAATTCTGAATGATAATTTAAAAAGAATTGAAGCGCATCCTATAAGTAAAGAGCTGGGTGCGGTAGCTTTGATCGATAGAGATCTTCGTGGAAAGGTTGATACGGATAACGTGTACTCAATCCATAGAGAGTTGATCGGACATTTTCATTCAAAAGTAGCAAAGGCTATGAACGCTTTTAGAACTAAAAGAGCTGGCCTAACCCAAGACATTGAAGGCATGAGAGATGTAGTATTAGAACTACAAGGCAAAAGTACAGGTGATGCTGCTTCAAAATCATTTGCTAAAGACATTCGTGAATTGTTCGATGAAATGGTCGATATGTTTAATGCTGCTGGCGGTAACATCAGAAAACTAGAAAACTGGTGGCCACACGCTTGGGATCAAAAGCTGGTAGGCAAGCTTAGTAAAGAGAAGTTTGTAGATGAGTTTTTACCTTTTCTTGATCGTGATAAGATGCTTAATGACTTAGGCTTAAAGATGGACGATCTTGAGATTCGATTATTGCTTGAGAGAGCTTATGACAACATAACCACTAACGGCTTGTTAAACATGAAGCCAGGAGCAAGGGGTGGATCTAAGCTTGCAAACAGTCACCAAGAACACAGAGTATTAGTATTTAAAGATGCTGATGAGTGGATGGCAGTTTGGTTAATATCTCGAATAAAGACGTATCGAAATTGTACAATGAGATTAAGAACAAATTTAATATTGAATATCATCCACAGGGTGTTAAGGTTAATTTAATGACTGGAGAAACTAAACCTGTAATTTGTTATATTTCGTCCGACAAGGACAACTCAACACCAGATCCAAACTACATTAAAGAAATGATAGATTGTGTAGCCGAATTAAACTTTCCAGAAGAATATATTCAGCATATAAAGTCATTCACATAAGGGCTTAGAAAATATAAATAAACGAGTATTTTTTTTCTAATACAAGGCGTACGATAGTTCGAGTGAGGGAGTATAGATAAAGCTATATGACTGAAT